GCCAATTAAAAGGAGTAAACTAACGGTAAAATACAAATTTAAATCTAATCTTGTCCTAATAACTAACCCGCATTCTGTAGGTAGACCTGTAAGTAAGTTCGAATTATCTAAACTAATGTAGCGGATAAAAACCCCGTTGACCGGGGGAAAAACTCCACTGGATAATTTAAGTAAGGTCTAAACTAAAACTAATCCGAACCGGTCAGCGGGGGCCCTAGCAAATAACCTAGGGAAAAGTCCTCCCCAATGCTTCTCCAAACACTGAGAAAGGTTGGGCCGCTGACCCAAGCAGTAGTACCATGGTTAGCAGGGATGAAATCCTGACCCATGGACCCACGATCCAAATCAGCCGGTGCTATCGCACCAACAGAGGTCGGAATCGCAGGTACACGTTGGTACATTGGTAACTGCAGTTCAACCCATTTCTCCGTTGCCGGAAAAATCGGAACAACTGCTTCTGCTGTATTGTGAGTCACTTTTGCCGATGTAACAAAACGACTCCCTCCTGAAGGGGAGAGAATCGAATTGAACCCCGGTTGTGACCACGCGGTGTTATTGCGTGTTGACTCTGTCACATTCAGCTGAGGCATGACGCCCAAACGCATTGCGCCGCACTGCCAACGGTAAACCGAAGCAATGCGATCATAGGCCGAGTTCCACAACTGTTGATTGAACCCGGCCTGGTTGGCTGCCCAACCCGCTGATACGTATGGCATAATACCCGTCGCGTTATCAGTCGTCACTGCTATGTCTCCAAGCAGCTCAAAACGCTTGAGGAGTTGGCGAGTAGATGTTACAATCTCACCCATCCCAAAAACGTTTAACTCGGGCGATGTATCTGCCTTTCGCTGAATCATCTTCGATTGAACGACACCCGCTTCTCGTTTAAACCGACGTTTCTCCTCATTCGAATAGCGAGTGTCATCTGGGTATTGGTAGCTAAACAAATCCCATGCTTGTTCACGATCAGCATTTGGATTATTTCGAATCCACTCATTCCACATCTGCTGCTGATCAAACAGTGTGTAAAGGTGTGTGGGATGCACACCTGGGCGCACTACCGCCGTCACCGCTCCCTTCGCCAGAGGAAGCTTCGCAATTTCCGTGTATGTCATACGCTGGAAGGGGTCCGGTTTAACACGTTCTTCTGCTCGTGGCACGTCCACTGTACGCGGTTCAGTAGATGTAGAGGCAACACTCGCTGCATCACCATCGTCAACCTGCACAGCAGTCTTGGACGAAACCATCATTTCTTTGTTCTTAGGGCGCCGGACCATCATCACATCCTTCATAGAAAAACTCCCAATCTTGTTTCCCTCAACAACCGGAGCCTTGTAATCTAAACGAGTTACCTGTCCGATCTTCCGAACAAGTAAGGAACTCGGTGCCTTAGCCACTTTGAAGTTTGCCTGTGGAAGTTTGGGGATCAAGTTAATATTGCGGTTAACTCGCGGGTAAGCGAATTGAAAATCTTCTCCTGCTGCGACTTCAACGATGAACTCGATATAATCCGCAGCGGCCGCAGGATTACGCAAAGAATTTAATACTTCCACATACAACATTCCAGTTGGCACCGATGCCGAAAGCGCAGAACGATCGACATCGATAAGCGACAACCACGGTTGATTATATACAAAAGGCACCTCGAATTCAAACTCCGTCACCTCTCGCAAATCGAAAATCTGACTGTACACCTTATTTACATCAATGCCCTCTGGTGGAGTATCCTCAAAGATGCCCGGTACAAACGCTACTCGAATACGTGCCGAATGAAAATTGGTCTTGACTGTTCGAAATTTGTATTTGATTGTACCACGCCAGTTAGTAAACATTTCTGAAAAATAACTTAGCATAGTATTCAAATTCATAATTTTATCACCATCTATCAATTTAGAACAGGCTCTTGGACTCACTGGCATCTTCCACATCACTTGACCTGGTAAAAAGGCCTTGATCATTGTGAAACGATCGAGGAATGTGAATTTGCTCAGAATATGTCCAAAAGACATCTCATCTTCATTTGTACCAAACACCTCAGAAGGAAACGTTACTTCATTCTGACTATCTAGGGCTAGAACTTTTGCTTTGCTGTCGCCGTTGTAATTCGCAGCACTCCGGGCATATGTTAGCTGCACCATCTTCGTCCGCGCTCGATCTAAGGGTTTCGACCATCCGAATACCGAACAGATACCTGCCGCGGCACCCGCTAACCACGTCACACAAGCTGCATAGGGAGCTATGATGGGCACTCCCATAACTGCACGCGAGGCATCTTTTATTCCGAGGGCGATACGCGTGAAAACTCCCGGAATCTTTTCTTCTTTCTCCTCCTCCCGCCTAACCTTTGGGGGGTTAACTTTCGGTCCAGAAGCGTTAGCAACCGGAATGCGAGAACGGCTAGGGTTCCCACCTGATTGCGCTTTGCCCACTGCACGAGGCCACGGACTAACACCCGTAGGCATGTCCACAGACACGTTGCGGGCCCGGATCCAAATCGTTCCTTCAACATCCGTCGAACCCGTGAGAGCGGAATACACAAACATTCGGACGCGTCCGAGTTGTCCGATTGCCTTGATGAGATCGAAATACGTGAGATTCGTGAGGAAAGGGATGGTGAGCATCGCCGACGTTGACTCACTGAGGTCAAGGTTAACATGTCGATAACCCGTGACACCTCCGAAATGCAACATGTTCGAAGGCGTATATTGTTGCTGTCCAGCCAAGGGCTCGAACACAACCAACAGGTTGCCCGCGTGGAAAGGTTGGGCATTGACCTGGACCTTAACCTCAAAGTCGGCTCGAAAAAACGTAAAGCCCGAAAGTTTCTCCTTAATCATATTTACAGACAACCAGTCCGCTGGTAACTCCACCGAACTCAATTCAGTGCCAGCCGCAGAGGCCAATTCCCAAGTGAAATTGGCAACCTCGATCGGTCGTTCTAGAATATCTACAACGGTGTGCTGAAGGTCATCTTCTGCAACCTTCCTATACACCATAGGTACCTCAGGGGGCACCTCATCCACAACTGCCACGTCTCCATCTTCATGAAAGGTAACAATCTGTTCTACAATCTCCTCTTGAGTGCTATCTACTTTAGTTAAATTCTCCATACGTTACATTGAACTCGGGATTACAAAGATTGAACTACAAGGTTTCACCCTCCATATTAACTTGTAGTACTTTAAAGATTGACAAATGTACATAACGGGTTGCTACCCCAGATAAGCTATTTACATCTCTTTCTGTCGCCGCACAGCCAACACCTCGCGACGCGACACAAACTCCACGGGGACATGTTTCCCAACAGTCTCCGCCGCCTCAATGAACACCGGTGCCACATCATGAATCGTCTGCTCCGAATGCAACATCAACTCCCTCCATGCCGCCTCCAGCGTCTCTCCAGTCTGCTTGTACACATCGCTGGATGCATGAATCCACATTGGCATCTCCAAGATAACCTTCAAGTTCAAAGGACCCACCCATCGCGCAATGATTTTCTCCCATCGAAAAGTGCGCTTAAGAAAGGCAATTTCCGACAAGGTGCGCGAAGTGGCAACTTCTCCTTTCTTTGTCTCATCAGTGTATGTCATACCGATCTTTGCGAATTCAGTCGTCAGTGTTTTCTGGTTGAACCATCCAATCACCTCGTTAGAGATGTTCCACACATCGTCGTCACCATAGTTCCGGTGAACCACGTGCTCTCGATAAGCAGCCAGGGAGCAATGTTGAATCGAATGCTCCCGCGCCAAACCAAGCCACACGTAGCGCGCCATCACAGAATGTACAACAGAGTTGAGCAACGAAGTAATCGGACAACCCGAAGGATTTGACTGCGACCATAAGTACACCGCATTTCCAACGACATGCCACGAATTCACCAACTCAGACCACAATCCAACTCGAACCCTGCGCTCTTCATCAGTACTGATGGAATAAAAGGCCTTGATAATGTCAAACACCGACCACAGCATCTCCGCCGGAAGGGATCCATCGTAATTGCTAAAATCACCTGCCACTACATGACTTCCCTTCGACTTCAGATCATTTGCCAACAGATGCCAATCAACACCGAGTGGATCTATTCCCACACAACTCTCAACAACACGACGATGTCGCCACATGTGGGCCGCCCATCCAAGGAAGTACATGCGGAAGATCAACGTAAAAGTCATCTCCCCCGCACTGAACATCCGAGTCTTCATGGCCTCCACACGTTCGAGATCACGTCGCTCGTCCTTGGCAGTATCTACAAAAACTGCATTCATACGTTCTCCTTTCTTAAGTAAATTGAGATTCTTTTCCACCGAGGCCAAAACCTCAGGGTGATCGAACACATACTCACCGTCTCCTAAATACTTCTTCTTTGTACCAATCCACCCAAAACCAGCACTCGACTTGCGATTCAAAGCGGGATATGCGTCATCACCAGGCACCCCTTCAATGGCAACCTGGAGAGATTTCACCTTCATATCATCCCACTGAATGTTACTACAGATCATGTTCCTCACTCCATCCACCGAACGCTCCAACAACTCCTGATCGAGCTCCGGGTTCACAACAGGTTCAACCTTCTTTCTTGCCATAGCCAGCGGGTCTCTCAACTCACCATCCACAACACGCGGTCTTAAGGCTGCAGGGGCAGTGTACGGCTGCTGCATCTTGCCATACAATGGCGATCGTCGAATCTTAGTATCAAAACTCCGATGAATTGGGGCATTGATAGTACCGTATTCCTGATGAACACCCTCCAAACTGGGATCTGGAAAAATTAAGTGACCAACAACCTGTGTCTTTAACTCTTTATCAACTGGTGGCTTGATGGCAACAGCCGAATCCTCAAAACGAGGTTTAAAGAGCTCCAACATACCAACTAAACATTCATATGTCACAGGTTGACAGAAACCCGTATAACCTTCAGAGTTCATACCACCTGCGTGGATACCAATGATCTTGTTATTGGTCCTCTGATCATACGATACCACTACGGCACCACAATCTCCTGCTGATGTCTGCACTTTGTATTTAATGTACCGACGGATTGTTCCACACAACTTTCCATAATCGTCCATCATGTCCATATAGCCATCCACTGCCATCGCATGACTCGCGAAGTACTGCCGCAGCAATGACATCTCACCTGTCAGAGCGTACCCAGTAATGCAGACCGACGAAAACTCCGAGATTCTTCCCATGTCCTCCGCTGTCATAAACTTCTTCACAATATCACGATGTTGGTGAACCATTCGTGGAAATTCCACAATCATCAGATCTTTTTCCTTATCACACTCTCTCTGTGGAATCATATAACGGAGATTCTTCACTTTAAACTCATAACCAACTGGGCGCAGCGCACTCACAATGCGCAACTCTTTCTCCTTATCTTCTTTCAACAGAAGCGAAACATGTCGATTAACGAGCGCCAGACGTCCTTTAACAAACAACACATTCACCACGTGTGTCCAATCCTCACTTGATGTTTTCTCTTCCAGTTGGTAAAGATTTTGTAACGCGAGAGCTCCAATCTCCGATGCGTTCTGATCAAGTATCGCTTGGTATCTACCCGAGTTGCAAGTACAACTCCATGGCTCTGGATCTTCTTCGTTGAATTTCCGTACACGCACCGCAAGTGGAATATCACTACCATCACAAAACACGGTATTTATCTCGCGCAACTTTGCAGACAGAGCCGCCATACACCCTTCTGTATGACCGTCTCCTCGTTTTCCTTCAACACGACCAGACGCACGACCCGATGTTTTCTCTGCATGTGACTGAACCCCTCCAAGCGGGCGTCGTTTCATTTCTTCTCGTAACACATCACACGCCAGCTTGTGTGTTTCAGTTCCCGTGCCAACCTTGTACGAGCCATACAACATCGCGAGACACATCGCCAGAGTCCCAACTATAACCAACAGGTTCTCACTAAAAGAAGTGAGCACACTCTCGGTCTCGAAGTACGAGTGGCAAGCCTTGTAAAGAGAGGCTGCAGACTCGTTCCGAACATAATGCTTATGCATTTGCTCGAGTCGAAACTCCAGATACGGTAGTCCCGCTTCTGCCCTATGTTCTGTGCACTCAGTCAACAAGGGGAACGTCGACAAGTAACTGGCCCGTTCTTCTGCTCCATTAACGCCCTCTCGCACTAAATGAGCCACAATCTCTCTCTGTTCTTCAACAGTAAGACGTCGTTTTGAACACAAGCAATTCCTAAATGATAGGGTCTCCGCACTCGACAACTCCGATAGACGACTTGAATCTCCGAACACCTGATGAAGTGACAAAGCTTGTTCGTTAACCATTCGCTCAACAAGATAATGATATCTGCCGTTCCACACATCACTCCAGGAGCGCATCTCCGCCGAAGCTCCCGTTGCGTTCTTTGCCACCGTCTGTCGATGTGTCCACAATCCTTGAGCCGAACCACCTTCTCGCGGAGGATCCACATTACACGACGCCGTCATGTTAGCGAAAGACAAAACAACTTTCTTGAGCTCATCTGAACCAGACTCCAGGAGCTGCTCCACTGGTAGTTCTCTACTCTCCGTTTGTTCTGCTACAACTTTCTCCTTTTGCTCTGCCACAACCTTCTTAAAATACTTCTGAATTCCAGCCGAAGTCATCTCAAAACGCTCCAACGAAGAATCAATCGTTCCCCAGAGGTCGGCAACCATCTCATCATACGTCATATCTGTACGAAGTGCCTCTCGTCCAGCTGCAACTGGATTAACCTCATCAAAAACAACAAAATCCTTGATGGAAAGGATATCTTTTCTTAAGGCCTCTGACACCTTTGAACGCAATAGAGATTCTACAACACGTCCTCCAACAGATCTTTTCTCTGAGTATTCCGGCTTGGGGCGCACAACATAGCGCTTTGAGATTCGCGTAATAATTGCCTCAGGATTCGTTCTCGAATCGAATGTAAACTGTTCACGATTCGAAGTCCAGATGACCAATGGTGCGCGGAAGTACACATTTCCCTTATCCGAAAGATTCGCCATCGGTAGCGGCCACGTAGACGTATTTGCCATACGCAAAACCTCATCCACTTCTTGGTTGGGACTTACTTCAGAATCCTTCTTTGTGAAGATATCGTCAACTACACAAATTTTAACTCCACTATGATAACCATCCCAATGTTTCGATTGATCAGCAGCGTAACGATAATACACCGCCTGAGTAGCATCATTGTAATCTTCTACTCCCATACGTGCCAAAACATCCATGAACAAGGGCCAGAGAACCGACGATTTCCCAGCACCCGAATCACCAACAAAGTGAGCAATCACCGGAGCCGGACGCAACGATGAATGTCCGGCACCAGAAGTTGCCACAGTCGCCCGAAGGCGTTGCATGGACTCCCAACTCTTCGTGAAACGAACACGTTCCGCAGCAGGCACCTTCAAAAGATCCAACTGTTTCAACAAACGATCTCCCTCAGCGTACAAAGCATCAAACTGAGTCTTCACCTTTATGTTACACCGCACATTGCTTTCGAAATCAGTCGTACACATCTTAGCAACCTTGTCAGACCACAAATGCACCTCGTAGTGACTAATCACAAGAGCGGGATCCTGTCGCAAAATATGAACACGCACCAATCGCACCAGCAGGGCAACAAAGCGATCACCAGCCTCGTAAATCTTTTCCACCGATGTTATACAGCGCCCAAGCAGTCCAAAGCGAGTTAGAAAACTTGTAACCTCCCGATCCGAGGAAGGAATACCACGTACGCCAATGCAAGCCAGAACTACTGCAATCAAACCACCAGCAGCCCCAACCATCATTCCCAGATGTTCAAACGGACTACTCTCAGTCTTACTTTGTTTCTTACCGCGCACACGTCGCCACAAGTCACCACACTTGTGTTTACCTTCTTCGTAGAACGCTCGAACACTTCGCATCATCTTCTCTTCCGTCTCGAAGAACGCATCCTTAAGCTGGTCATCACTGATTTTGGCCGACCAAAGTCCTTTACACTTCTCAAAACCATCTTTAACAGTTCGCAACACATATTTGACAACTTTCGATGACAATCCAAGTGCGTTGACATACTGGGATATTGCCAACGCCCAGTCCACCCATTCATGGTGACGCCACATAGCCGCCAAACACACTGGCAAACCAACCATGGCGCGAACCACCAAATCGTCAGTGTTCGTACCAATAAGCTTCACCACGGCATCACGAATCGACTCTTTGATACCGTCAACTGACGGACCGGCCCAAGAACCCAACATGGCCTCCAAACTCTGCTTCTTTCCTGCTTCACGAGCCCGTCGACGGTCATGCTCTCTATTGAGTTCCAACCCCTCCGCAAAGATCTGGGGGTTCCACAAAGGAACACCGTTCTCATCTCTGGAATCGTTGTCAATGAATTCCTTGATCAATGCGTCAAGAGCGTCATCCTGTTCTTTCCGAATTCTACGACGCTCCTGCAAACGAGCTCTTGCTCGATATTTCTGAGAAGGAAGCTGTCCTGAAAACATGCTCCACATTCCATATCGTCCTCCCTGCCAGTATCCAAACTCTGTCAAAATCTCAGACCAAGACATGCTGTCTCGCACTTGATAAAAGAAGTGAGAACGCGACCAATGATCATCGGTAAGCACACTCTGGATTGTCACCGCTCGGAACAACTCTTTCAGCTCCGGGAGTCGCAAGAACATAAGCGGCTCCAACAAACACTTCTTTCCTTCGTTGTCATTTGGGTAAAACCATCTGGCATTGTCTTCGTACATCTGATTGACACCTTGTATGCGAATAGAACAAAGTTGTTCTGTTTCAGTCCAAATGGGTGTTCTCTTCGCAAGTTCACAACGCTTACGCGCCACCTGCCAAAGGTATTCCTCACAGAATCCCTTCTCGACACCTGTTTTACGCATATGTCTCACTTTACGCGAGACATCAACTGCCAACTTCTCATACCATACGGAATCACTTTCCTTCTTGAGAGCCATTCTGAATCGCTGTACGTTTTCTCCTTTAGTTGTGACCATATTTGAAAGTATTTGAAAATTCCGTTTTCGATAACCGCCGAATAGGAAGGCGGGCCAAGATTAAAGTGTTCTTAGCAGCACACACAACAAAGAGCTTTCCAATTCTTTCTTTCAGCAGATTCACATGAAATACGGACTCACTTGGATGGACTTCTATGAGCGGTCCCAAGGGGAGTCGCGCGGCTAGTCCGCTCTGAGGCTTGAGGCCCCGCAGACGGCGCTTCCACCGGACGTGGTGGCTGTAGCCCTGATACCTTGCAGTACCAGGTAACCGCTCTAATTCCATGCTTCACAAACTGAATTACTCGAATCTTCAACATCTCTAAGTGTACAACGTCTACCTTAGTGTCAGCTACCTCCAGGCCAGTGGTCTTACAGTACCGTAACATCCAACTATTAGACTGCGCAAGCAGTCAGGCAACGTTGATTCACACACACAACCATACTTATTTTTGGGGAACACCTAATGCGTTCCTTATGTTTTACATGTAACTAGGACATGTCTTATAAAGATAGTAATCGCGTGATTTCGCAAATAAAGACTAAAAATACCTATAATAGACTTTCGTCGGTATTAGGAGAATATAAGTTGAGAGCACATAACTTGTCTCAGATAGGAAAAAGGGCAACATAACTCGCCCACTATTTACACATACTGCACATCAACTGCAGTGTTG